GTTAGTCGATCTTAAGGGCGGCACTACCGGGCAGGTACTTAGTAAAACCTCCGGTACAGATATGGACTTTACTTGGGTTACTACGGATGATGCTAACGCGATCCAAAATAGTATCGTGGACGCTAAAGGCGATCTAATCGCAGCTAGTGCAAACGACACACCAGCCCGCCTAGCTGTTGGAGCCAATGGGGAAACTCTCGTAGCAGATAGTGCCGCCACAACAGGCTTGAGATATAGCGCAACACCAAGCGCGAGCAATCCAGTTATCAACTCAGCGTTTCAAGTATGGCAACGAGGTACTTCAATCTCGTTGGCTGCATCTACATCAATCGCTAATTCATATACGGCAGACCGATTCCAAATGCCAACAGGTACTAATCAGGCTTGCACAGTAAGCCGACAGGCAACAGGTGATTCAACCAATCTTCCAAGTATCCAGTATTGCGGAAGATTTCAACGCAACTCAGGCCAAACAGGAGTAGCCAATGCTCTTAATCCTTCTTACAATTTAGAAACTTTAGATTCAATCCGCTTTGCTGGCAAAGTAATTACATTTTCATTTTATGCTCGTGCGGGTGCTAACTTTTCTCAGGCTTCTAATGCTTTAGGTGTGGTTGTGGTTTCAGGAACAGGAACAGACCAAAATCTGCAAAATGGATACACAAGCCAATCAGCAGCAATCAATTCTAGTGCAACTTTAACAACAACTTGGCAAAGATTTACCTTTACAAGTGCAAGCGCGGTTTCATCTACTGCCACGCAATTAGGTTTCTATTTTCCTTGGCAACCAGTAGGAACTGCTGGAGCAGCAGATTACTTTGAAATTACAGGAATCCAAATTGATGTCGGTTCTGTTGCTTTGCCATATCGCACATACGCTGGCACAATCCAAGGAGAACTTTCCGCGGCGCAACGTTATTACTATCGAACAAGTGGCGCAACCACTTATGGATTTGGAGGTACAGGCACTGCTAATACCACTTCTCAAGCATACATTTCCGTTAATTTACCTGTAACTATGAGAACGGCACCAGCAAGTGTTGATTTTTCTGCTCAAAACCTTAACGATACGGCAACTAATAATGCTGTAACTAGCGTAACTTTAAGTAGTGCTTTTAAGTCCGCAGATATTGGTGTGATAGAGGCTAATGTAGCAGGAACTCCTTTGACAGTATTTAGAACTGTATTTTTAACCAACAACAATAATGCCGCTGGTTACATCGGCTTTAGTGCGGAGTTATAAAATGGAAAATGTCACTTATTTTACAGATTCACTTGGCGTAGAACACGCGATAATTGACCACGGCAACGACCAATTCACTTCAATGCCTAAGTCAGAATACGACCGCCAACAGGCGGAACAATCCACACCGAGCGTTACTAATGGAGACTAGCTATAACGGCTACCCGGCATCTAAAGATCCGGAAGCAATTAAAATAAAGTCCTACCCTGTAAAGGGTACGGATCGTAAGCTAAGGTGCGCCGAGAGTGTTGGGCCTCTCTTGGCGGCCTTTGCTGCCGAGTTTCATGAGCTGATCGAGCCAATCGATGAGGGCACTTTTGACGACTGGGCCTATGCCTATCGCATGGTACGAGGCAACCCGACAAAGCTCTCATGCCACTCATCCGGAACAGCTATCGATCTTAACGCTACAAAGCATCCGCTCGGAAAGGTGGGTACTTTCCCAGCTGAAAAGGTACCGATGATCCGGGCGCTGTCTAAAAAGTACGGCCTTAAGTGGGGCGGAGATTTTAAGAGCCGAGCCGATGAAATGCATTGGGAGGTAGAGGTCTCAGCTACTAAGGCTAAAGCGCTCATCGAGAGTTTAGGGCTAAAGTAAACAAATCCTAAGGGGCATTTAGGAGCAACACAATGAAAGAGCAAGCAATCGCAGCCGCAAAATCTTACGGACGTGCAGCACTAGCTAGTGCGGCGGCCTTATACATGAGCGGAATTTCAGATCCAAAAGTATTGGCTAATGCGTTTATCGCTGGGCTAATCGGGCCATTACTGAAAGCACTCCAACCGTCCGAAGGTCAGTTTGGGGTAAAAAAGTAATGGAAAGAGCTCAGCTTCTAATTGGTATTGCCTTGGGGGTAATTACCATTTTGGGGTTAGGGGCTGGGCTCATCCGTCATTTGGTTAAGTACTACCTCTCAGAGCTACGGCCTGACGGTAACGGCGGTCATAACCTTGCAGGTCGAGTAGACCGTATCGAAAAACGTGTAGACAAGATTTACGAAATGCTGCTCGAGGATCGACTAGCTCGTTAGGCGTGTCGTATTGCTATTTGTCACTACTTGCCCTCATACTTTTGTTACAACGCTGAGAGGGCTACTCGGTTAGTAGCTTGATCGGCCTTAACAAAGGGCTAAGTATGAACAGTTTAGATATATTGATCGGGTTGGCAGCTTGTGGCATAGGCTTTATGTTTATGGTCATTGGTTATTCTGTAGGTTTTAAGCATGGACACGGCGAGGGTTTTATCCGTGGTCGCGCTATTTCTCAAGCTCTTAAAGATAAGGAGCTAATCTAATGAGTTTCTTAGATAACTATGAGGACGTAAACGCAAGGATTACCCGCTTTAGATCTGAGTTTCCCTCAGGCAGATTAATCACCATTATCGAAGATAAAGATTTAACGGCCGGATGGGTGCTTATTAGAGCTGAGGCGTATCGTGAGTTTGAGGATGCCGTACCTAGTGCAGTCGATTACGCGTATGGCAACGTAGCTAGTTTGACGGCCAATATGCGTAAGTGGCTGGTCGAAGATACCTCAACCTCTGCTATAGGTCGAGTAATTGGCCTCTTATCCCCTAGCCCAGCTGGACGGCCTACACGTCAGGATATGGAACGCGTGGAAACACTACCTGCGGCCTCAGATCCTTGGGCAACGGTAAAGATCGCCCAAGATACAGGTACAACAGCTTTAACTACAGCGATGAAAGAGATCGGTGCTCAACTAGGCGGAGAGCTTGTAGCTGAACCTGCTCGCTGTGCTCATGGCACGATGATATGGAAGCAAGCCGCAGCTGGATCGCCTAAGAATTGGGGCGGCTATTTCTGTACTCAGAAAACTAAAGCTACTCAATGCACGCCTTACTGGCACGTATTGGCTAGCGATGGCAAGTGGAAGCCACAGGTATAACCATGGGTGAAATCACTTTCATCAAAGACGGCTATGCAACTGTCATACACGATAACGGCGATATGACTGTTACAGCCTTAGATCGATGCGATCAATGCCTAGAGTGGCAGAGCACTAGCGGCGGCCTACAAGTGCGCGACTACGGCCAAGAGGTCGTGCTATGGCTATGTGCGGCATGCAGGGCCTAATGATCGACCGTGTAATCCTTGACCGCTCTCAAGAGATTACCGCTCACCGCACCGCTTTAGAGCGTGCCGCTGTTATGGATAATGACTGGTTTAGGCTATTTGGTCAAAACCTGAATTATCACGAAATGATAACGCAGCATGCAGAAAGCGTAGGAGCTGAGATAGCTGTAGCTGAGTATTTTGGGCTACGTAACTTTATGCCTAGCATCAATACCTTTAAGGCTGAGCCTGACGTTGAGACTTTAGAAGCTCGCATCGAGGTTAAGCACACTAAATGGGCTAATGGGCATTTGATATTACAAGAGTCTCAGCGCTCGCGGCCTAATGATGTTTGCATATTGGTCTATGGAAAGAGCCCGGTCTATCAGCTACTTGGGTGGATACCGGCGCACATGGCGATGATGCCTAAATATAAGCACACACAGCAAGGCAACTACTGGGTGAGCCATCGCAACTTATTCGAGATGAAGTATTTAAGGAGCTCTAACTATGGCGATACTCAAATCTAGCTGCCGTATATGTAAGAAGGTTACAGAGCATCAAGATCGAGTCGTAACCGAGAACCTACCGCCCTACGTCAAAACCCTTCAATGCGTTAAATGCGGGGTTATGGGCGTAGTGCTAATGGAGGACATCCATGTCACCGATGTATGAATATAAGTGTATTAGCTGCAATATCTCATACGAGGTAGAGCGCTCAGTCCATGAGGAAAGTACGCCCTATTGCTGTAATGCCATGATGGTACAAATCTACTCTGCTCCTGGTCTTAGCTTTAAGGGCACAGGATGGGGCCATCAATGAGGCACTCAGACACGCCCAAGATCCCGCGTATTATCAAATGGATTTGGATCCTCATGCTACCCTTGTGTAGTTCATTAAATACTCCTGCTAACGCAGTTGAGATAAATCAAATAGATAAATATAAAATCTATATACATCTAAAAGTAATGAATTATAAAGAGTTTAGATGTATTGAAAGATTATGGACAAAAGAAAACAGGTTATGGGATCCCTATGCCAAGAACCCTAAGAGCTCTGCATTTGGTATACCTCAGCTACTCAAACTCAAAGAGACTAACCCTTATGTTCAAATGGATTTAGGTTATAAGTACATAGTCCATCGTCATAAGACTCCATGTAATGCCCTTGCCTTTCATGATCGAAAGGGGTGGTACTAATGGTGCATGGTAGACATGACCCTAGGCTTAGCCGTAAGTACAAGGCACAAAGACTTATAGTGTTAGCACGTGATGGATACGTATGCACATACTGTGGACAAGATGCTACGACTGTGGATCACATTGTTAGCCTCAAACATGGAGGCGATCCAATCGCTTTAGATAACATGGTGGCCTGTTGTAAGCGCTGTAATAGCTCGAAGGGTTCACGCTCACAGGCTGTTTTTTTAGCACAAGCGGCTAC